TTTGAACCCGCACTTCAAAGCAAAGTACGCTGACCTTGCCTCCACCTGGGATGCTTGCCGAGAACAACTGGCCAAGAATGAACTGTCTGTAGTTCAGATGCCTGATGTCAGTGAGACCGGAGGGATAGCTGTCGAGACAATACTCATGCACTCGTCAGGCCAGTGGATCAGCAGCCGGTTTGTAATGCCCATTGCAAAGCCCGATGCGCATGGAGTTGGATCTGCAATAACCTATGCTCGCAGGTATGCCCTGTCAGCCATGGTCGGTATTGCTCCGGAGGATGACGATGGCAACAAGGCCACGGAAAAGGATGACAAAAAAGAAATTGAGGTTATGTCCGAACGGCAAATAGGTGACTTCAAGGCCAAGATCGAGGCCACTCTGACAAAGGAACAAGCCAAGGCCGAATGGCAGAAGGCTCTTCATGCTTGTACTGTAATACAGGATCTGACTGCTCATGCAAGGATCAAGGCGGTGCTGTTGAAGCATCTGGAGTTTATCGATGCGGCGGTGAAATAATGGATATCCAGGGATCGGATGCCTGGTTTGAAGCCAGGAGGGGCCGTGCCACAGCATCATGCTTTTCGGATGTGCTGGCCAAGGGTCAGGGTCTGACTCGCAAAAAGTATATGCTCAAGATTGTGACTGAGCGATTGACCGGCAAGGTGGCTGAATCATTCTCCAACGTCCATACGGACAGGGGGACAGAACAGGAGCCGTTCGCACGGATGGCATACGAGTCCTCGACCGGCAATCTGGTTGATGAGGTTGGCTTCGTTCCCCACGAATTCATCATGGCTGGCTGTAGTCCTGACGGGTTGATTGGGGCAGATGGCGGGTGTGAGATCAAGTCGGTCCTTCCGCATATCCAGATCGAAACGATCCAGGCCGGAGGGTATCCATCAGGCCACCGGGCGCAAATACAGGGCTGCCTATGGATAACCGGGAGGAAGTGGTTTGATTTCTGCTCCTACTCTCCGGATCTGCCAAACAATCTGAGCCTATACGTTTACCGTGTCGAGCGAGATGAGGACTACATTAAGGCTCTGGAGCTTGAAGTGATGATATTTTTACGGGAAGCGGATCAGATGTATTTAAAACTTTTTAACTGGGGGAAATGATGACCGGTGAACTTGTTACATCTTCTGTGGTGGCGCGGTCAATATTGGGACACGAAAAGGAGGCTGTAGATGTTTGAGGATATGTTCTCCGACTGCCACAAGACCGTGCATTGGGCGGCTGAGTACACTGGTGCTAATCCGCCGCTGGTATGCGACAGCACCAGGCTCGACCTTGTATTCAACTACCCGGCTCAGATTGCGTATCTACAGCGAACATACCCTGGAAAGGTGGTTAGTAGTTTTATTGACAGTGTCGAGGAGAAGAGGGGGCGCAAGAATATATTCTCTAAACACGCAAAAGATATGTCGGAGATGCTGGACCAAGGCAAATCATTGATCCAGATCGCTGAATTTTTCAGCACGGTAAATCATACTTTGAGGTATTATTATTGCCGAAAAGTTATTGATGAATACCGTACCGACAACCATCTTCCGCCAAGGGTTCAGAGGTTACGCAATGGCCCACAGAAGGAGTTCGTTAGGACCGAATCAGTAAAAAGCAGAATGCCGGAGATCGAGTTTATGATGGGCAAGATCGATCCGAACACCGGCCAACTGTACCTGGCTCACCGCATATCAGTGTTGTTATGTATGAACCATGGAACAGTGGCATCTTGTGTACGTCAAATCAGAGCATCTAAAAAGGAGAGTAAAAATGGCATCAGTAAATAAAGTAATAATTTTAGGCAATGTTGGTAAAGATCCAGAGGTCCGCCATATGCAGAATGGAGATTCAGTTGTGTCGGTGTCCGTTGCAACATCGGAGTCCTGGAAGGATAAGAATAGCGGAGAGTCTAAAGACAATACCGAATGGCATCGCGTAACTTTCTACAGAAAGCTTGCTGAAGTTGCGGCCAATTATCTACGGAAGGGATCTAGTGTCTACATCGAGGGTAGACTCGAAACCAAGAAGTGGACCGACAAGGCGGGAGTTGAACGCTACACCACCGGGATCGTGGCGAGTGAGATGAAGATGCTGGGCAAGGCACCAGAGGCCGGAGAGCGCCAGGCGGTCCCAGGGTGCATAACCCGCCCGGTGAAGGATCAAGCTGGCCATGGGTTTGAAGATATGGCCGATGACATACCTTTTAATTAAGCCCCTTTTAAGATATACTGCCCGGGGTTTACATAAATAGGGCAGCGAATATGAATACCAAGCAGTGCTTCAAATGCCTAACCATCAAGCCTTTAACGGAATTTTACAAGCATCCTGAGATGCTTGATGGAAGGGTTAACAAGTGCAAGGAATGTAACAAGGCAGATGTTAAAAAAAACCGTGCAGACAAGATTGATTATTATATTGAGTACGATAGGGGCAGAGCAAACTTACCGAAACGTGTTATTGCTAGATACGCTTACAGTAAGTCCGAACCAGGAAAGGTGGCGGCCATAAAAGCAAACAGCCTGTGGAAAGAAAACAATCAGATAAAACGCTGCGCCAGCATAATAGTTAGGAATGCTGTCCGTGATGGTAGGCTAATAAAACAAAATTGTTGTGGCGTATGCAGCCGGTCTGGAGGAGTAATACATGGTCACCATGACGATTATGCTTACCCAATGACCGTGCGCTGGCTTTGCCCTAAATGCCATTGCGATTGGCATAAACTTAACGGTAGCGGATTGAATGGATAACCGCCCATTCTGAGGAGAGCAGAATGATTAAAAATAAATGGAAACACCGGTTCAGTCACCATGAAGCATTGATGATATTCCTGGCCATCACCCCGGTGGTGGTGATCATGGTGATCATAGGTTATCTAATAGGATTGATATTCTAAGGAGAACACATGAGTGATACACAACATACCACGTTCAGCAAGCTTGTCTACACAGCCCCAGCAGCCCCAGTATATAGCGGACATTGGAGTATTGGTGGCAAGAACGGCATGAGGATATGTCTAGTAGAACTCCCAAATTGGTTTCACCAAAAGATGACCTACATTTTCATTGGATGGAAGTGGACTGACACTAAGGAGAACACAGAAGAGTTCGAGAATTGGTGCAAAGAATCAGATGACGGTGCCGATACATGATAGTTGTCCTGACCCAAGAAGATTTACTGATAATCAATTTTGTTGGTCGCAGCCGATCATTGATAGCTCGTGCTGCTAATGTGGTTGATGTAAAGCAAGGTGATCAAGATGGCGTTGATTCTGATGTAATGGGGTTTGCTGCTGAGTATGCGTTTGCTAAACATCAAAATCTATTCCCGGATTTTGGTTTATCCCCTAGAAGTGGAACAGCAGACGGGATTATTGGGAAGTTTAAATATGACGTTAAGTCTACTCATTTGCCCAATGGTAGACTTCTTTGTACATTAAAAGAAAACTCATCTATCGATATATATATTCTGGCAATTGTATCAAGCCGCTCAGTTAACTTCCCAGGATGGGTCTATTCAAGCGAGTTAAGAAAAGACGAGAACATTAAAAATCTTGGGCGTGGCAATGGATATGTGATGGATCAATCTAAACTTAGACGTTTCAAGGAGGATTCTCATGACTGAACTTCTTATCTGGCTGACCCTGGTGACGTTCTACGAATCCAGAGGTGAGCCTGAGCCTTGTCAGGTCAAGGTAGCGCAGGTGACATTGAACCGAATGGGTCCGGATGGCGATATAGCCAAGGTGGTCCTGGCCCCGGCGCAGTTCTCGTGGGTGCCAGAGAAGATGAATGGAGGAGTTCTTAAATCTGAGTATCGGCCCAACGTGAAGAGTAAAGAATGGCTACAGGCAGAGCGATCAGCCAGGATTGCTATCTACGGTAATGGGAAGTTCGAGGCTACGCACTTCCATGCAACGTGGATTGAGAAGCCCAAAAGCTGGAGCAAGTTGAAGCTGGTTACAATCTGCGGTCAACACGCATTCTATAAATAAGCCAGGCGGTTATCTATCGAGGATCAACTGGGTTTCCCGACCAGGACCACGCAAGGCATTTTCGGCATGTCTGCCTAGCCGGGCTTAAACGATATTTTATACCTATCTATATCTTAAAACAGGTATAAATTAGTATATTTATAGGATCTGACAGGGGTCAACTACCTAACTAGTGACTGCTCTCTGACCCATTCTTGGAGACTGGAGAGGGTGGTAGAGTTTTCGTGGCAGATACCGTAATTCCTGACGAGCGTTTCGGCAACATCTTGAGTTGCAACGGGGGCCTCATCAACAGTTCCGGTGCCGCTGCCGGGGTCAGATTTGATGGATAGATCGTGGAGCATCCGGAAAGACCCAGACAGATAAGTATTTGCATCATCTTTAACATAGACTTTCACCTCCTTGATTATTTCCTGAGTCCTGCCCTGCACAATTTTTATACGATCAACGTATTTTGTGGTGACTGAGTCTGATATCTGAGACTGTTTTGCACTTACCTCAAGGCTATGGCGCTGCGAGTCGATTACAGCCTGCTGGCACGAACTTACGCCGATTCTGTTACCCAAGTATAGGCCGGATGAAAATAACGCAATGACGAGCGTTAGGGCGATTGATATTTTGGCCGCGATTGGAATTAGGAATGGCATTATGGTTTGAAGGTGCGATGGCCCGAGCCTGGCATCCTGGTTCCAAGATGACACCATCCAAGTGTAGACTCTGGT